GATTTGAACGACTTCGCACTTCCACCTTGTGGAATTGGTTTCATTTCACCCGCAGTGCTTGGGTCAAATCCTTTTTGCGGAACAGAAGAAATCTTGCTAGAGGAAAACTGTGCATCAGTAGCAACAGGATGATCAGTTTTTATAACTGCATGTTGATCCGCAAAGTCTTGCTCACCCTTTGATCGATACTTTTTTTTGCGTGTTGCTTCTTCGTCATCGACAGGTTTGTTAACGTAATCGTCTGCTGATCTTTCAGTCATCAGTTGACGGAATGTCTTCGACATGTGTAACCTCCTGATCGTTAAACAGTCCAGTAGCAACTTCAACTCTCTTTAATGCCACTGCGTCTTTTATTTTGTCCATGAGTGCAACATGCACCTCATCTCTAAACTCTGTTGTTTCACCATTGACTGCGTGTTGAATTGCTGACTCAATGCTCATATTTTATTCCTTACAACGAAAATATTTTAGTTGATGCATTACTGAATGTTACAGTAATATCACCACCAGATGGCGTAACAGGTAAACCAGTTGCTGAATCAATGTAAGCAATTAGTCGTGAAGATGCCTGATTTGCCAAACTACCTTCAGCATTACCAACATTGTGATAAAGCACTAATGCCTCTGATTGATCACCCGTTACGCTAGAAAAAACCGCATCAGTTGCATCAAATATACCACTAGTTGTAGATTTACCTGCTAAGTTAGCGGTTGCTACAATAGCAGCATTTGCAATATTCGCACGATTTTCATGAGATGCATTGAAGGTATAATCGCCAGTATCAACAAGACAAATTGTAATTGTGTTTGATGACAAGTTCAAATTGCCATTAAGGAAATCTTCTTTTGCCTTAGTGTAAAGTTGATTTGCCATGCGTAATTCTCCAATTCCTCACTCTATTTATAACTAAGAGAAATAGGGCAGTTTATAATTTACACCACCAATATTGAGTGTGATAAACCCTACTGGATTGACTAGTGCCTTATCTTCTAAATCAACGTTCTGCTGTGTCGTGGTGATTGAAGAAGCATCTGCTGTAACTGACAGATTTGCAGATTGAAATCGGTCTGTAATCGCTAGATTTGTATTTGCTAATGCTGCTTGGAATGTTGCATTAGATGCGAATGTTGCTTCAGGATTACTATTAATATTGACAACATTGACACCCGTGTTAGATGCGGTGATTGTTGCACCAACAAAGTTTAGTGTTGTTGCAGATGTAACATCCACCCCTTCTTCTTGAATCGTAATTGTGGTGGTTACCGTATTGCCAACAAATTTACCAGACGTTCCATCATATTTGAGAAAGAAGTTATCATTGAGTGCCGACTGACGATTGACATCTGATAGTTCACGGATTTGGACAGCACCACCACCACCTGAACCTGATGCTTGCATCTTCGCACGAGTAACTTGTGCTTCAATCTCAGATTTGAATCCTTTGAGGTTATCTTCAATACTCTTACGAATTTGATCTGTGTCAACTAAAGTGCCATCACGACCTGATGGACCTTCCGGTCCTTGTTTGCCTTCAATGCCCTGTGGTCCCCGTTCGCCTCGTTCACCACGGTCACCCTTTTCACCTTGTATGCCTTGGATACCTTGTTCACCTTGGATACCCTGATCACCCTGATCACCCTGATCACCCTTGGGTCCAATTGGACCTTGGGTTCCTCGTTGACCTTGGATGCCTTGTTCGCCCTTCTCTCCACGGTCACCTTTGTCGCCTTTGTCTCCCTTCTCACCTCTGGGACCAATCTCACCTTGCTCACCAATAGGACCTCGGTTGCCCGGAATACCTTGACCCCCTCTGGGACCAACGACCTGACCGACTTGGATTTCTTCACCATCATTGAATTGAATGAAAAGATTATCTTCGTGAATGTATGCTTTATCGACAGCACGACCATCGTCACCCTTATCACCTTTATCCCCAATGGGACCTTTGGATTCAATCGTGACAACTCTGTCGGGACCCGGATCACCCTTCGGTCCTGGAGGACCAGGCGGACCCTGAACACCCTCTATTAGAGATGTGCGAGTAAACTCTAAAAGTTGTTCCTCAAACTCAACACGAACTTGGTCTATTTCCCTTCGTGCTAATTGAAGTGCTGCCTGTAGCAGTTTCGATTGTTCTACTTCACTCATCATCTTTGATTTCTTCAAACAAATCGTCGATTCCTGCCTCTTCTAACATCTGAGACATATTCTCGACAAGTTCTTTCTCTTCTAAAGTCGGTTCAGTATTTGCAATAAATGGTTCAACAGTGTACTCTTCTCTTTGGTCTTGACCGACTCCCATATCTGCGAGTTGTTCGTCACCATCACCTTCTTCTGCTTGTTCTTTATCTATCTCTTTATCCATACCCGAAATTTCTTCTTCGGACATACGGAGAATATTAGAACGAACCCAACGTTCTGAGAAATACTTACCTGTGTACTCGTCGATTTCACGGAGTAGAGACAAACGTCCTGTCAGAATTTCTGTCTCTTTGAGTTCAGAAAAATGGTTGTCTTCAACATAATCGTAACGAATACGCTGACGCATCTTTTTGAATTCTTCACGAGTCACAACACCCTGAAGTGTCAAATGAATTTCAAGTAGATTGTCAAACAACATTGAGAAACGACTACGCAATCGGTTCACAAACTTGGAAAACTTCAGTTCGTCTCGTGTGATTTCAGACGCACGACCTAAATTAAATGCATTATCTTGCTCAATACGAGATGTAGGAACATTAAGTGCTTTATAGAGTTTCTTACGGAAATAATCTACATCATCCATCTCACCCAAGTTCTGACCACCGGGTAAAGTTGTAATCTCTGTACCCCGACCACCTTCACGACGAGGCAACCAGAAATCCTCCATCATTGTCATCATCTTACGGTCATCACGGACTTGCCCTGTTTCCAAATCATATACAAGTTTATTCTTGTGCCGTGTCATCATATCACGCACATATTGCTCTGCCTTCATCTTCGGTAAGTTACCTACATCGATATAGAAGATTCGACGTTCGGGTGCACGAGATAAACGATAGATAACAACTGCATCTTCCAACATACGCAGTTGATTTAGTGGTTTGATTGCTTTGTGTAAATACGATAGTGACATACTGTTTCTCTGATCCATCAGACCAGATGTCACATGACAGATTGAATCTGTAGAAACCTTAATAGCAGTTTGAGTCGTACTTGTTAAACCTTTAGGTGCATACAAGTAGTATTCGTTGTATCCGGGATGATTTGCTTTCTGTGTGTCTTTTATGGACTGTTTTTTGTCTCGTTTTGTTTCACGAACTTTACGAATCTTACGGGGGTCAATATAACGGAGGTCTTTAATACCTTCTCTTGGATTCTTCACGTTGATCATAATGTGGTAATACAATCGACCGTCCACATAGAAGTTGCGGAAGATGTCATAAGCACGATCAGCAAAGTCCAAAGTAGAAAGTAATACTTGAAATTCTTGAGAGATACGTTTTTTGATAGCAGATGATGCGTCTACATCATCTAATACAATTGATACGGGGTCTTTACGCTCATCCATGACAATTGCTTCGTTGATAACATCATCAACTGCCATATCACATTCAGGTTGCAGTGACATCTCACGATATTTTGTAACAAGTTCTGCTTCACTTTTTGAGGTTCCTTCAAGGTCAACTACACTACCGTATCCACCACCTAACGCAAGGTCTACTGCACCTTGGTCATTTGGGGGTGGGACAAATGAGGGAACTTCTTCGGTTTTCTTGATTTCGTCTTCTACTCGACCAATACGAAATCCGAATAAATCTATTGCCATTGTATACACCTAAAAAAATGGGAGTTTCCCTTATATTTAGGGTCACTCCCATCGCACGGTTTTTACTCGTCTTAGTTAAAAACTGAAGTTGACGTTTAAATTCAGACCATTGCTTGAATCTGTGACTTCCCAATAATCATACACAAAGTTGACCGTGAAAGTCTCAATTGCGTCAGTTTCCCAACTCAAATCAATTGTTGATACTTCGGTAGGGAAGATATTCACAAACCGATATGTACGCAATTTAGCACCAGTTTTACTAAACTGAGTTACATTTGCTAAGGTTCTGTATTCGCCCAAAAGGTTCGTACCTTCTCTCAGATTACTCTGGAATGAATTGATCTTGTTCGACCACTGCTCCATTGCATTACGGACTCTAAAGTCTTCGTCGTTCAGAATAGTTGGTGTCCAATCAGCAAAGGTTCTGTTTCCTGCAACCTTGACCTGACGACCAAAGTAAGGAACATCAATTGATGCGACTGTTGCTGCCGGAATCTGTGCTCCCTGTACAACAAAACGCATTACATCGGCAACATTGTCAACTCCTGCAGGAGTTTGAATGTCAACTTCAAAGAGGGACGGTCTCGCCCCTCCAAATGGAAGTCCTTGTGCTGCGAACTGAGTTACGCTAAATGCCATGTGTTCTCTCCTCTAGTCCTTCTATTTATACAGCACCAATGACTTCGTTGAACTCGACACCCGTTCTAACTGCAACAAAGTTCAACTGAATGAAGTTGATTGAACGATTTGGTTTGACAAATATGTCGCCCACAAACTCGTTACGATCAATCACTTCGCCAGTGTTATTCGACTCGTCGCAAATAACACGGAAGTCAGTAATACCCCGACGACCTTGTACTTCACGCAAGAAAGGTTCAACCAAGTTGACAAATTGCGATCTTGTGATTTCATCATTGAACTCAAAGAGTGATTGTCTTGATGCGATTGATATTGTTTTTTCAAGCACAATGAACAAACGACGAACATTAATTCTATCGAATGCTGATGGTTGTGCAAGTAGTGTCTTGTCACCGAACAGCACAGTTCCCTGTCCTGGGAATGTAACAACAGGGTTAACACCTGCCGCATACAGAACTTCACGATCTGCTTTGCGTGGGTTAAATGCCAACTTGATAACATTCTTAACCTGACCACGAGAGAAACCTGCTGGTGAGAACCAAGGGTCTCTTTGTGTATCGGAACGTGCCATAATACCTGCTGTGTCACCATTCAGTGGGACATAACGGTAGACATCGTTATATTTGTCGTACTGATACTTGAAACCAGAATCCATAATCGCAAATGAAGACGATGGAAGTGTATTACGGAATGTAACTACATCTTCTGCTTCTTTTCCTGGGAACGATGAGTTGTTGACAACATCTGTTCTTTCTGGTGAAAGTACAACCACGCAGTCTTTTCTTTGTTCTGCAAGGTTATTGATAAGATCAATTGCACGAGTTTGGTTTGCCCCTGAACCCAATACGAATGAAATATCAACATCTTCTGGATTATTGAATAAATCATAACCTGTCAGATAGTCACCGTTTGTTGGTAAAGCACCATCACGACCGTAAATTAAACTGTCGGTATTGGCAACATCTGCACCACCAAATGATGTGGTTGATAATCCACCCGCTCCTGTCAAAGAACCAGAGTGTGATGCGAAAAACACATACTCAGATGATTCGTTGATAACCAATGGGTAGTAAATTGAAGAACCTTGTGGATTCTTTGCATCTCTTGCCTTTGATACTGATTCATACACTTCAAGAACTGTATTTGCAGTGCCACTCCATTGACCGTTTTCATCAACTACAACCACATGTAATTGGTCACCGGAACCACCACGAGACTGTACATAAGCAGAAGTTCCTGGTGCAGAGTCTACTAAACGGAAGTATTCCCACTTACGAACAGTTGCATTTGATCGATGTGCACTATTACCATCGACAATAGTGTTACCTTGGTAGTTTGATTGTAATACGACTGCTGTGTCTGAGGAAATCGTCTTGACTTTGACCTCTTCACGGGCAGGTCCTAATACAAGAATGTCTCCAGAACGGAGTTGATTTGTAAAGAACGTACCATTTCCTGCCAGTGCAGTTGTGCCTGATGTGATTGATACGTTACCAGTGATTGCGTTTGAGAATGCAGTTGCGGTTGGGCAAATCGATACACGCAGTGAATTACCAAGTTCACCCGGATATCTTCCAATAAAAGGACCAACTCCAGAAATTGCAGCAGAACCACCTAATACAGTTGTAAGGAACCGATCATCATAATCATCTTCTGATTTGACTAAGGTATTTTGAGTATTTGCCGCATTTGTAATTGCGTTTCTTGCATTTTCTGCGGTTGATCCACCTTCGTTAACAACACGAGTCGTAAACAACTGATTACCATATGCCAAAAAATTAGCAGCAGTAAAGAAATCATCTGCTGTGTTTGCGTTTGGTCTTTGGAATGTTTTTACTAACTCATCTTCAGTCGTAATCAGTGCTCTTTCACCGACCGGACCCCAACGAAAATGACCTGCAATTGCTGCTTCGGTAGTACCGATTGCAGGAGTGACCGCAGAAAGGTCAATCTCACTGACGGTAATACCCGGAGATTTAGTGAATGCCATTATTTTTCTCCTCAGAGGTCTGTATTATTCATCTTTACACCGATATTTATAAATTACATCTTTTTTACCAACGATCAGTATCTATCGCCCAACTATCTTGTCTCCACATATCACCGTTATTATCAATGATAACTTCTTCAGTTCCATCATCGTAAAAACCAAAAGGAAGCATCTCTTGTTCTAGTTGTCTTGCCTTTTCTTCGGCAAGCAGTTTCCGAACATCTTGGTCTGTCATTTCCTTGAAATACTCTTGACGAATCAACCAAGAAAATAACACACAAGTCATTACTAAGTCGTCGTGAGCACCCTCTTCTGCCATAAAACTGTTGCGTCTAGAAACGAAAGATGCGAGTTCTTCAAGTGTATCAAAGTCCTCAATCAGTAATTTGTCGTTCTCAATGAGTTCTTTGAGTGAGTTACAACCAATTCTTTTGACTTGCTGTGTAGTCTTGACACCAATCTGTGAATTCTTTGCGAATCCACCACCCACTTTTTGACCACCCCGACCACGCACGGTGGTCATAATCATATTATCATACTCTAAGTCTCTATGTAATGTATCCGCAACTTGACCACCGATGTCATTGTTCTCAACTAGGACAAATGCGTCATTGTACTCTGTTGCGATACTACGAATAAGGTCTGGAAACACGGACGGTAGAATGTCTTTGTTTCGATATTTTGCCACCATCTTGTATGGAATAGTTGTCCCATCAAAGATTGTCAGTGCCGAATAGTCGAGTCCAATACCTCGTGCCGTATCTGCAATTGCAAAATAAATGTGATTGTTTACAGGAGGTTCAAATATATCCAAATCACCTCTTTTTTCTTTAGGTGGTATGAATGGCATTTGTCGGAGTTTCATTCCATTGATGAGTGTGTTGTTACTACCAATAAACTCACAGTCAAATTCTTGTCTGAACTGCTCTTCACTGGTGTTTTTGATAGTTTGATCACGCCACTTCTCATCACGACCAGGCACATCTTTCCAGTGAACCTCCAGTGTTTTGTATCCACTACGACCTTCAAGTGCATCAATCCACATCTTGTAAAAATGATTCATACCGTTTGGTGTAGAGACGATAATAACCTGTGAAGTGCTACCAGATGAAATCGTTGGATACACAGACGCAAAGAAGTCTTCTGCTAGATTTCTTGGAACA